CGGCTAACCGAAGCGACGAAAACTTTTTTTAACTTTCAAGGAGATACAAATGTCCGTTTCATTATCGAACGCCTTTGTAACGCTCTTTGATGCTGAAGTTAAACAGGCTTATCAGGGCGTAGCTCAATTGGTAAGTGCGGTTCGTCAGCGTCGGGGTGTTGAAGGCTCTACTGTTAAGTTTCCCAAAGTCGGCAAAGGCGTAGCTACGTCACGTGTTCCCCAGTCCGACGTAACCCCGCTGAACGTTTCGTTTAGCAACGTAACCTGCACGCTCCAAGACTGGTACGCCGCAGAGTACAGCGACATTTTCAATCAGCAAAAGGTCAACTTCGACGAGCGCAACGAGCTTGTTCAGGTTGTTGCTAACGCTATTGGCCGTCGTCAAGACCAGCTTATTCTGGACGCACTCGCAGGTTCGAGCACCAGCTTGATCGTGACCGAAGACGAGGGTGGTACAGACACGGGCTTGAACGTAGCTAAACTGCGTGCTGCCAAGAAACTGTTGGATAAAAACAACGTTCCTATGGATAACCGCCATATCATCATCCACGCTAACAGCTTGTCCAGCATCCTTGCTGAGACTGCCGTTACTTCGGCTGATTTCAACACGGTTCGTGCGTTGGTATCCGGTGAGCTCAATACGTTCTTAGGCTTCACTTTCCATACCATTGGCGACCGTTCGGAAGGCGGCCTGCCCGTTGCATCTTCCGAGCGCAAGCTGTGGGCTTTCCACCGTGACGCAATCGGCTACGGCGAAGGCATTGCCCCACGCACCGAAATCAATTACATCCCTGAGAAGACTAGCTGGCTGGTCAACGCTGTATTCTCGGCTGGTGCGATTGCCATCGATGCCGAAGGTATTGTCGAAGTCCAAACAACCGACTCGGTATAAGGAGATAGACAATGGCATATAACAAAGACGGTTTGAACCTCGTAAACGGTTCTAAGGCTGGTAACTCACCGCAGATTTGGACGTATCAATCTGCTGACGCAATCGGAGATATTGACGGCTCCGGGTATTTCAACTCTGCCTCATCCATTCTTAATGTTGGAGACTTGATGTATGTCTACTCTGGCGTTGGCGGCTCTGTCGCTTTCGGCTTTGTAGTGGTCAACTCCAACTCAAGCGGCGTAGTTGACGTAACCAGCGTAACTACTGTTGGTACTATCGACAGCGACTAATTGCCCGTCGAGTACGCAGTAAAGCATAGGGGTTGTGCCATTATATGTGGCGCAGCCCCTTCTCTTTTTGAAGACTTAGAGGCCGCCCGCAAGCTGCGGCCAGACGCCGCAACCCTAGGCGTCAAGTATGTTGCCGCCATAGTCCCTGAGATTGAGCATATATGGACTCAGCATGGCGAAATGACCCTCAAGATTCGAGCCTCGGTAGACCGGCCAATCAAGATACACGCCCGCCCTAAAATCCTACAAACCTCAAAAGGGACAGTATGGCATATTCCTTACGCTAGGGAAGCGTTTGACGCCATCGACTACGTCTGGCCCGGGCTATCATTTGCCGTGGGTTCTAGTGGCGTAGCAGGGGCTATGTGGGCTAGGCACGGTATGGGGTTTGAGGAAGTTATTATGGCTGGCATAACCCTGACCGGAGATGACCAGAAGTATGCCACCGGGTATCCGAACGGATACAGCCAGCACGCAGGCTACGCTAGGGTAGACCAGATAGATAACTGGGTACGGGTACTCAGGCGCCACCAAGAGGAAGGGTTGGCAATGGGAATCTACTCCATGTCCGGTAGAACCAAGGACATACTAGGAAGCCCACCATGATTACCATTATATGCGTGCTGAAGTCTGGCGGAATCTATGGCCCAGATGACGTTGCCAAACTACAAGCCAACTTAGCCAAAATACCAAACTGCCAGAACTTAGTCTGCCTTTCTGACGTTGACGTTCCATGCAAACGTATTGCTATGCAACACGATTGGCAGGGTTGGTGGTCAAAGATTGAGCTATTCAGGCCGGGGGTGGTTGGCCCAAACACTATCTATATTGACCTTGATAGCGTCGTATTGGACGACTTTTCGGAGATTGCGGAGTGCGGGCATGACTTCGCTATGATGCAAAACCTCAAAAGACCGCACATGGTTTCCTCTGCCTTGATGTGGTTCTATCATAAAGCTCCGGTTGAAGTCTATAAAAGATTTGTGGTAAACCCTAATTATTGGGTAAAATATCACCAAGATAACAAGGACGGCCCATATTTGGGCGATCAGGCGTTTATCTGGGATGCGTTAGATAGAAACGTGCCGGTACTAGAAACCAAGAAATACGGAATCTGCCACTACCGCCTACACGTCAAAGACCGAGGCAAACCGCCTGACGGGTGCAAGATTGTGGATTTTGGCGGGCAATACAAGCCAAACAACGTTGACGCCGAGTGGCTACGTGCCATTCGAGGATAGGATAGATTATGGCTGCCGGTGATTCTGCTCTCTCGATATGTTCTGACGCCTTGCAAATGTTAGGCGCTAAGCCAATCTCGTCCTTTACCGAAGGAACGGATGAGGCAAACGTTGCCGACTCTCTATACCAAGACATTAAAAAGCAAGCCCTGCTAGTTTACCCTTGGTCGTTTGTGTACAAGAAGATTGCTTTGGCCAGACTACTAACAGGGCCAACGACTGAGTACACATACGCCTATCAACTACCCGGCGACCGTATTGGCCCGCCTCGCTCTGTAACCGTTAGCGCAACACCCGGCTCGGGAACAATCCGTAACTACCGGATATTTGGCGACCAGCTTCTAACTAACGAAACCAGCATTTACATAGACTATCCATATGACGTACAAGAGTACGAGATGCCGGTCTACTTTGTGCAGCTTATGAAGTACATGATGGCTTGGCACTTGGCGATACCCATTACAGACCAGATTGATAAGGCTACCTACTGGCAAGGGATTGCAATTGGTGCTGCATCGGAAAACAATCGTGGCGGATATATGCGTACGGCCACCAGCATTGATGGCCAAGGCCAGCCAATCTCTGTCATTGAAGATTACAGCCTTATCGACGTGAGGAACTAATGGCACGTTTTACGTCAATCCAGACTAATTTCTCAACCGGGGAACTTGACCCGCTGTTGAGAGCTAGGGTTGACTTAGAGGCTTACAACAACGCAGTCGAGGAAGCCACAAACGTGGTCGTACAGCCACAAGGCGGTATGCGTCGTCGCCCCGGGTTAAAGTACCTGCTATCCTTGCCAAATGCCGGTTCGGAATCTGCGGCCAATGGTGTGCGCTTGGTGCCATTTGAGTTTAGTACCAGCGATTCCTATATGCTGTGCTTTACTCATAACCGTATGCACGTGTTCCGTAATGGAGCTCAAGTGCTAGACATTAACGGTGGGTCGCTAGATTACTTAGACACCAGCAGCGTAGGATTGACTGGCGCACGGCTTGGTACTATTAACTGGACTCAATCTGCCGACACGCTGATTGTGGTTCACCCGGACATTAACCCGGTCAAGATTGTCCGTGGCGCCACTAATGCCGACTGGACTGCCAGCACGATTACGTTTGACGCCATACCCAAGTATGCGTTTACTGCCAGCTTTAGCAACCCGGCGGGCACGCTAACTCCGTCTGCCGTTTCTGGCAAGATAACTCTGACTGCATCTACCGGCACGCCTTTTAGTGCGGCATCTGTTGGACAGTACGTAAACGCTACGCCACAAGGCAGGGCAAAGATTGTTAAGTACACAAGCGCCACGGTAGTTGACGCAATTACAGAGTTTCCATTCTTTAACACCTCTGCTATTGCCAGCGGCTCATGGGAATACGAATCTGGTTACGAGGCTGTATGGTCGTCCGGTAGAGGATGGCCACGGTCGGTTATCTTCCATGAAGGTCGCTTATACTTTGGCGGTTCCAAAACTAGGCCATCAACCGTATGGGGTTCCAAGGTTGGGCTGTTCTTTGACTTTGAGCCAACGGAAGGACTGGACGACGATGCGGTAGAGGCTACGCTAGATACCAACACGTTTAACGCCATCGTTGATATACAGTCTGGGCGTGACTTGCAAGTGTTCACTACTGGCGGTGAGTTTTACGTTCCGCAGCTTGGCCTTGACCCAGTCACTCCTACTAACTTTTTTGTTAAGGCGTCTACCAAAAATGGCGCCAAAGAAGGTATTAAGACTCAGCAGCTTGAGTCTGGCTCGCTATTCATCCAGCGCCAAGGAAAATCGCTCAACGAGTTTCTGTACACGGACGCACAGGCTACCTACATTACCAGTAAGATTTCGCTGTTGGCTGGGCATTTGCTCAAAACGCCAACACGGATGGTGCTGCGTCGTTCGGTTGCCACGGACGAAAATGACCTGTTGCTAATTGTCAATGGAACCGATGGGTCAATAGCTGCGTTCTCTCTATTGCGAGCCCAGAACGTTATTGCCCCATCTGAGTTTACAACCAGCGGCGAGTTTGTTGACGTAGGTGTAGACCTGACCACAATCTATACGGTGGTAAAGCGTAGCGTAAGTGCATCTGATGTTTATTACGTAGAGATTTTTGATGACAATTTTCAAACCGATTCTGCTGTATCTGGTGGTGCTGCTGCTTCTGCCAGTCTATCTCATCTGGTTGGCAAAACAGTTGACATAGTATTAGATGGTGCGGTGCAAGCACAACAGACCGTACCGGGTGGCGGCACAGTAACGTTTAGCCGGTCATCCACAACATCGTATCAAGTGGGGCTTGATTACAACGTACAGATTAAGACTATGCCGGTAGACCTAAAACTTCAGTCTGGCACACGAATTGGATTCCGCAAACGAATCCTTGAAGTAAACCTGCTTGTCAAAGATACGCAGTCTATGAGCGTCAATGGTATTGAAGTGCCGTTCAGGGCTCTTGGCGCCAGCATACTAGATGACGCAATTGTGCCGTTTACAGGAACCAAAACCGTAAGCGGGATACTTGGGTATACCCAAGACGGACAAATCACCATTCAACAGACAGACCCGTTGAAGATGATTTTATTGGGTATGGAATACAAGATTTCAGTATATCCGGGGACATGACATGGAAGCCGTAGCAATTGCCGCAACCGTAATAAGCGCCGTTGGTTCAATCCAAGGCGG